ATGAACGTTACCCGTAACATGAATCAGAATGCCAATGGCGGAGTGATTTATGAATATGGAAACGAATATATTGTTCGTGGGGTGCTTTCCAGCCATGATGTGGCTCAGTTGTCACGTTCCGTTATTAAGACGGTGGAAGGGGTGCCCGTTACATTGGAGGATATTGCCGATGTGAAGATCGGTTCGCAGGAACCAAAACTAGGTACTGCTTCGGAGAGAGGAAAACCTGCCGTACTGCTGACCGTTACCAAACAACCCAAGACTGGGACTATTGAACTGACAGAGCAATTAGAAGCCGCATTGAAGGATTTGCAGAAGAATCTTCCGGCTGATGTGCACGTTTCTACAGATATTTTCCGTCAGAGCCGTTTTATTGAAAGTTCTATCGGCAATGTGAAGGATTCGTTGTATGAAGGTGCTATTTTTGTGGTGATTGTTCTCTTCCTGTTCCTTGCCAATGTACGTACCACGGTTATTTCATTGGTAACTCTTCCGTTGTCATTGATTGTTTCTATATTGACTCTTCACTATATGGGGCTCACCATCAATACCATGAGTTTGGGTGGTATGGCTATTGCCATTGGTTCGTTGGTGGATGATGCTATTGTGGATGTGGAAAATGTATGGAAACATCTGCGCGAGAACCGCTTGTTGCCCGAAGGGGAACGTAAAAGCGTGATTGAAGTCGTGTTCAATGCTTCGAAAGAAGTGCGTATGCCTATCTTGAACTCTACCTTGATTATTGTAGTCAGCTTTGTTCCTTTGTTCTTCCTGACAGGAATGGAAGGTCGTATGCTGGTTCCGCTGGGCATCGCCTTTATTGTGGCGTTGTTTGCTTCTACGGTAGTGGCTTTGACACTGACTCCGGTACTGTGCAGCTATCTGTTAGGTAATAATAAAAGTAAAGGATTACCCAAAGAGGCATTTGTAGCCGTATGGATGAAAAAGCATTACCGCAATACCTTGTTATGGTCCTTGAATCATAAATCCGTAGTATTGGGTTTTACAGGTGGACTGTTTGCGGTGGCATTGGTTATGTTTTTTGCATTAGGACGTAGTTTTCTGCCATCTTTCAATGAAGGTTCGTTCACCATTAATATCAGTTCATTGCCGGGAATTTCTTTGGCAGAATCGGACAAAATGGGACACCGTGCGGAAGAGTTGCTGATGTCTATTCCCGAAATACAGACTGTAGCCCGTAAAACGGGACGTGCCGAACTGGATGAGCATGCACTAGGGGTTAACGTGAGTGAAATTGAGGCTCCGTTTGAATTGAAAGATCGTTCCCGTCAGGAACTGGTAGCCGATGTGCGTGCCAAGTTATCTACCATTACCGGTGCGAATATCGAAATAGGCCAGCCTATCAGCCACCGCATCGATGCTATGCTTTCGGGTACCAAGGCCAACATTGCCATCAAACTGTTTGGTAACGATTTGAACAAGATGTTTGCCATCGGTAATCAGATAAAGGATGCTATCAGTAGCGTGGAGGGTATTGCCGACTTGAATGTGGAACAACAAATCGAACGTCCACAGCTCAAGATTGTTCCCAAACGCGAGATGCTTGCCAAATTCGGTATTTCCTTGCCGGACTTTGCCGAATTTGTATCTGTAAACATGGCGGGTGAAGTTGTTTCGCAGGTATATGAAGAAGGCAAAGCGTTTAATCTTATTGTCCGTACCAAGGACGAGGTGCGTGATGAGATGGAGAAAGTGCGTAACCTGATGATTGATACCGGTGACGGTCAGAAAATCCCTGTCAACTATGTAGCCGATGTGATTTCTGCCATGGGACCGAATACCATCAGCCGTGAGAACGTGAAGCGTAAGATTGTGATTTCAGCCAATACCAGCGGCCGTGATTTGCGCAGCGTGGTGAATGATATACAGGAACGGATTGATGCGCAAATCAAGCTTCCCGAAGGATATCATGTGGAATATGGCGGTCAGTTTGAAAGCGAGCAGGCGGCCAGCCGTACGCTGATGCTTACTTCGTTTATGAGTATCGTAGTTATCTTCCTGTTGCTTTATACCCAGTTTAAGAATGCAGCCCAAAGTGGAGTCATTTTGTTGAATTTGCCTTTGGCGTTGATTGGTGGGGTATTTGCATTGATGATAACAACGGGTGAGATAAGCATTCCGGCTATTATCGGTTTTATCTCGTTGTTTGGTATTGCTACCCGTAATGGTATGTTGTTGATAAGTCATTACAATACGTTGCGCGAAGAAGGTATGGATTTGAAAGAAAGCATTCTTCACGGTTCGTTAGACCGTTTGAACCCTATCCTGATGACTGCATTGTCTTCCGCGCTGGCTTTGATACCTTTGGCATTCCGTGGCGATTTGCCGGGTAATGAGATACAAAGTCCGATGGCGAAAGTTATTCTGGGAGGTCTTTTGACATCGACTTTCTTGAACGCTTTCATTATTCCGATTGTTTATGAACTGATGAATCGAAAGAAGAAATAATAGAAATATATGAAACGAATCTTATTTATAATAGCCTTCTGCTCTCCCTTGCTGGCGCAGGCCCAGAGTATTGAGCACATTTTGAAAAGCATCGAGCAGAATAATAAAGAGCTCAAGGCGCAGAAACATGCAGCCGATGCAACCAAGATGGAAAACCGGACAAACAACAATTTGCCTGACCCTACAGTGAGCTACAGTTCTTTTTACAGTAATGGTGCCGAAGGGGGGCACGGTACGGAACTTGTCGCTTCACAAGGTTTTGATTTCCCTACTCAGTATATTGTCCGCAATCGGCAGGCTACTTTGCAGAACGAAGCGGTGGACAAGCAACAACAGGCTGCTCGCCGAGATATTTTGCTGAATGCGAAGAATCTCTGTCTAGACCTTATTCTGTTGAATCAGGAAAAAACATTGATGGATATCCGTATGAAAAATGCAGATGAATTACAGGCACTTTATGAAAAGCGTCTGACTACCGGTGATGCGAACATATTGGAAGTCAATAAAATCAAAATGGAACGTATGAATGTGCAGACGGAAGTTGCCCAAAACAGCGCAGCCCACCGCACTGCCTTGCAATCTCTGCTTGCCATGAACGGCAACATGCCTTTAGAATTTGCTGAAACCACATACCCTGCCATACAGGAAATCAATGATTACAATGTCATGCGGGATGAGGTGATGGCATCAGACCTTGACTTGCAGGCTGCCGTCGCCACTGCCCGTGCCGCCGAGAAGCAGGTTTCGGTAGACCGTCAAGGATGGTTGCCGAAACTGGAAGCCGGTTTTCGCCGTAACACGGATGATGCGGTTTCGATGAATGGTTTTGTGGTAGGGGGCTCCTTGCCTTTGTTTCAGAATCGTAAAAAGGTAAAGATAGCCAAGGCACAGGCTATCAGCGCACAATTGATGCAAGAAAATGCTAAAGATCAGGTTGAAGCTTCTCTGATGTCTCTCTTCAATGAGATGCAGCAGTTGAAGGATGCCATGAATGCGTATGATGTTCCTTTGATGTACCGTTCGCTGGATTTATTGAAGCAAGCATTGACCGAGGGACAAATTTCATTGATTGAATATTTTGTGGAAACGGAAAATATTTATAAGAATCTCCAGGCGTATATGCAGATTGAGAATCAATACCAGAAGGTGATGGCGAACATTTACAAGAATAATCTGTAAAGCTGACAGTCTGTTCTTTTAACGCAGATATATGGGGCACAGAACGAAACGTATATTGAGGATTGAGCGGAAAGAATATCAAACCTATTGATATACAAAATGTTATGCAAAATATGAGTGGATGGCTCTGCAAAACGAAACGTTTACGTGGGTTTAATTTGCAGCTACATTTATGTGCTTTTTAGGCATACAGATTTGCAGATAGGTTTAATTGGGTTTACATAAGGCTTACATGGTTGATTCTGGTGGGGGAGTGAGTGGCAGCTGCGGCTGCTTTTTTTGTGCCTGATTATTTGATATAATGCTGCTTAAATTATTCCATATAATAGTTATTTGGTATATTTGCGACAAAATATTATTAGTTATGGCAAAGGTAATACATATACATTTGACACACGGAATAGAAGGAACAAAGCGGAAAGACTGGTATTTTAGTAGTATAACGGCCATTTATACTGTTTTGACGGCAGAACAGGTGGGCGCAACGAAGAATTATCTGCTTCATGCAGGATTATCTGGTAACGGGACTGTATGCACCAAAAAGGCTATAATAAAGCAATCTACGCTCATTTCTTGCGGGCGTAGTGGAAATGTATCAGACGAATAATAAGCGGCTAAAAAGGCAATAAAAACGGCTTTAGAATGATCCGGTGTGGGGAGGTGGTTATACCTCCCCTTTTTTGTGCTTGAAATCGGTCTTTTTTGACGCTGGATATTCAGGTGGATATTCAAAGTGGATATTCACTTTTATAGAACTGGATATTCAAAATAGGGTTTTGGCGGTGTGCGATACAGACATGCTAAAATACCACAATTTTAAAAATACCCCTTGTTTTTTATTTGATAGCCCCCCCCTAAAAACCTATCATTTTTCACGTTTTACTTTTTAAATTCCCCAATATCAGTGCCTTTATGCCCTTATATAATGGTAGGGGAGGGGGATTGCTTGGGAGGGGGACATCATGGGGGATGATAGGGGGTACGCTTCGTTTTCCATCACCGGTGTATGGTAATAGTAAATCCGCCTACCCGACATTTGCAGTACCGGAAATGGGCGCATCCGATACATGTTTTTCCTTTTCGATTGTCATTTGCCGGATTCGTTCCTCTAAGCGTCCGATTTCTCTATCTTGTTCCCTGATGATTTCTTCTTTTTCTCTAATTAAGGCAAGGAGAGAGGATAGTTCGGTTGTTTGTGTTGTTGTAGATGATGTATTATAGTAAATATCACCTTTCCCAGTAAGTAACCAGGTAGGGTTTATATCATTATGTATTTCGATAATTTTCGACACCCATAAACTTGATATATCTGTTCCTTTGCTAATGCATCTTGAAATTACTCCATTCGAGCACCCAATAGCTTGTTCAAGTGCCCTTGTACTGATACCTTTTTCTTTAATTAGGATTGCAATCCTGTCGGAAATATTCGTCATAAGTCGTAAATTATCTACATAAAACTTTTTAGTGTCGAAAATATTCTATATATTTGCAGCGTGTTCAAAAAGGAACACCGCGCCAAATATACGAAAAAGGCATGTGATTAGCGAATTTTAAGGATTAAAGAAAATGAACGAAGAAATAAAAGAATGGCAGACACAGAGCGTGAAGCACAAGGTGGCTTACGTGTTGATGATGGACGGTATCAGCTTCAGATATACCGAAGAGACCGGGATTGTGTTTTCCGCACCTGATTTTTATGTGAAGAACCTTATCCGCCGCCTGATGAGTTGTTACGGCGTGAGTTTGAAACCGATTATAAACGAATTTAAATAAGTGAGATTATGGAAAACAAGAAAATGAGTTGCTGGGATTTTGTATTCAGTTCTGTAAAGACCCATATAGATGATTTGGTAAGACAGGCTGACAAGTACACCAAAGACATGAATGAGGATTTTGAACATTTCTTCTGCTGGTATGCCGAGGATATGTACAAGACGCAACGTGAACTTTCCTGTTACCGTGCCTTGAAGGTGGTTTTATCTGCCGGTAGCCATGATGATGTAAAGTTATACATGGAAAGCAAGATAAACAGTCTGACTGATAGTCTTCTTACCGGAAGCATCCGCAAGAACAGCACCAGTGCGGCTTCAAATTTGGCGCATACGTTGGAACTGGAAGTGAACCAGAAGATACGTGAGAAATTCACTATACTTCTTGGGATTATTGAAAAAGGTGAAAAGGTTGAGGGACAACAGTAAACCCAGCGTGACAACCCGGAAGGCGTTAAGAGACGGGTGACGGTGTGGAAAGACACACGGGAGTGCATGGTTCTTGTGCCGGGGTTCGATTCCCCGGACTCCCCCCAATATTAATCATTAAAACAAGTGAGATATGAACAAGAGGTACATTCACATTACGAAAGCCGACCGCGACTTTATCGCAAAGGCACTCAACGTGACAGAGAAGACTGTTTATAACGCTATCCGGTTTGATGACCGTCGTGGCAACTCCGAACTTTCTGCAAAGATCCGTAAGTTGGCCATGGATCGTGGCGGTATTGTGATGGTTGTTATTCCGGAAATAGAAACTTTCCATGATTATGACAATGTGATGCGTCAGTACTGTCCGAACGGTGCCTTGATAGAGCTTGACCGTAATGATGGTAGCGGTCAGGTAATATTCAAGGGAGAAACGGTGAAGACTTACGAGCATGTGATGGTTGCCGATATTAACCAAATCCAAGCGTTTGCATCGGCATTGAGATAGGAGGCGGCTATGTTGGTGTATTACGGTAACATACAGTGTATTTCTGCACGTGAGCTCATAGATGGCGGCTATATCACCGAATCCTGCTACAGGAACTGGGTGAACCGTGGCCGTATCAAGGTGGTGCGTCGTGGTGGAGGTGCTGCTGGAAATTGCGCGTTGGTCGCCCTCAATAGCCTGCCTACCGAGTGTCTGGAACGGGTGAAGGAAGACAACCCCGGTGGAACAGAGCAGGCACTTCGCCACTGGATACTCTCAAACTATGTGCTGGATCAGGCTGCAGTAGCCTATTTTTTGGATTGGGCTTCTCATTCTTCCAGCAACAGAGCAACAGACGAACTTGCCCGGAAATATGCGGTGAATGCTTCCGTGTTGAATACTTGTATCAAGCTTTATAACAGAAGCAATGATTACCGAAAACTGATGGGTGAAAAATATAACTGGGACATGATGGCCACCACCATCGAGACCCTACGCGAAGACTTTGGTCATGATCTTCCTGCCAGTACCCTTCGTTTCCGCAAGAAAGTGAACGAATATAAGCAATACGGTTATGAATGTTTGATAACCGGAAAATTCGGCAACCAGAACAAACGGAAGGTAACTCACATGGACGAACGCCTGGTGATGAGTTTGAAAGTACTTCCCAACCAACCATACGGCAGTGATGTGCATGAAATGTATCTGTCGTTTGTATGCGGTGAACTGGAAGTATGGGATCTGGAAACAGGAGAGATATTCAATCCGGAAAACTTTACGGATAAGAACGGGGAACCGAAAGAACTGAGCGAAAGCACTATCCGGAACATACTGAACAACCCGGCAAGCCAGCTGCTGATAGAAAAAGCCTTGCGTGGACGTATGGAATTCTATCATGAGCAAATGCCGCACATGCACCGCCATGGTGGTAAGTTCTCCCTGTCACAAATAACGATGGATGACGTGGATTTGCCGCGTCGGATGAAAGGCGGCGAGTATGTGCATGCCTATTATGCTTATGATGTGGTGAGCCAGTGCCGTATCGGGCTGGCCTACGGGCGGGATAAGGATGATGCCTTGGTAGTGGACTGTTTTCGTGATATGTTCCGGCTCATCGAACGCAACGGATGGGGTATTCCAGCCGGTATTGAGGTGGAGCAGCACTTGATGAGCAAGTATAAAGAAGGATTCCTGAAGGCAGGTGAGGTATTTAAGTTTGTGCATTTCTGTGCCCCACAGAACTCACAGGAGAAATATGCTGAAGCTCTGAACGGTGCGTTCAAGACAACCATAGCACATAAGAACCATGAAGCCATTGGTCGCTGGCATAACAAAGGTGCACGGCGGGTGGACCAGAAGAAAGTGAGTGACAGCAGCAACCACACCTGGGAAGACAGAAAGTATTATACGTTTGAAGAGCTTGTGGCGGACGACCGGCGCGATTGTGAAGAATGGAACAATACGCTTCACCCCAATCAAAAGAAATATCCCGGAATGACCCGTTGGGATGTGCTCGTAGCCAAAATCAATCCGACCCTTCGACCGCTTGATAAACTGACCTTGAGCAGATATATCGGAGAAAAGGTAGATACCAGTATTCGTAGAAATTCCACAGTACGTGTGGCAAATGCGGACTGGTGGCTGAGCGGTCCGGAAGTGCTGGAGCAGCTGGAACCAAACAACCGCAAGGTGACGGCTTACTATCTGCCGGATGAAGAGGGCAAGCCTACGGATGTCTTCCTGTACCAGAACGACCGCTACCTTGACAAGGTTCGTCCGGTAGTGACTTACAACCGGGTGATGGCAGAACAGACCGAAGAAGACCGGGTAGCCTATACAGAGCAAAACAAAGTTCTGAGTCATTTCAGCAAATACCTCAATGACCACGCCATCGGAAAGGTGGGAACCGGTACACCGGATCAGCCAACGGATGACCCGGAAGAGGAACTGGAACTTCCCCCGGTGGAACTATCCGATGATTTGCCAGCCGAATTGTCGGCAGATCCGGAATCAGATTATGAATGGCACTCCGGAATAAGCGAGGCAATGAGGGCCATCAGTGACATGTAAGAATAGAATTAGAACAACATTAAAACAGCGTTAGAATTATGATTACAGAAGCGCAAAAACAGAAGATTTTAGCAGCGATAGCCGCCAACCGTGCGAACTATCCCAGTGATGCCAAGCATGCTGCCTCTTTAGCCATCAGTACATCTGTGTACAGTGCAATCAAGAACGGACAGACAGACAAAGCCCTGAGCGATGCCAACTGGATAAGCATTGCCCGCAAATTAGGGGTGAACCTCCGTGGTGAAATGGAATGGAAAGCAGCCAAGACCCCGACCTTTGAATATATAACTGCCCAGCTGGAGTTCTCACAGCAGTCCAGTCTGTCGGGCATCTTGTGCGACATGCCCAATATCGGCAAGACTTTCACGGCACGTTATTATGTGCAAAGCCACAAGAATGCCGTTTATATCGACTGCTCGCAGGTAAAGACAAAATTGAAGTTGGTACGCAAGATTGCTGCAGAGTTTGGTGTGGACAGCAAGGGGAAGTATTCTGATGTGTATGAAGACCTGGTATATTACCTCCGTTCGATGGAAACCCCGCTTATCATCCTCGATGAAGCAGGCGACCTGCAGTATGAAGCTTTCCTGGAACTGAAGGCCTTATGGAATGCCACTGAGCGCTGCTGCGCCTGGTATATGATGGGGGCAGACGGATTGAAAGAGAAAATCAACCGGTCCATAGAATGTAAGAAGGTGGGCTATACCGAAATGTTGAGCCGTTATGGTGACCGGTACAGCAAGGTGACTCCGGATGATGGAAAGGAGCGCGAACAGTTCTTGAACAACCAGGCACGTATTGTAGCCAAGGTAAATGCTCCTGCGGGGGCTGATATAGCCCAGATTGTACGGAAGACATGCGGTGGTTTGAGAAGAGTCTATACCGAGATTGAGAAACTTAAAATGACAGCGGAATAATGAAGCGTGCGTACAGTCCGAAGGAAATAGCCGCCAAGAAATGGGTTACTCTGCCGTGGGATGAGAAATGGAGCAAACCTTTCGGGTTCCCGGCAGAGAACGCTTCGTGGTTCATCAGCGGTGCCAGTGCCAGTGGGAAAAGCAGCTTTGTGATGCAACTTGGAAAGGAACTGTGCAACTATGGGACGGTGCTGTACATGAGTTACGAAGAGAAAATCAACCAAAGCTTCCAACGGCGTATGGGTTATCTGAAGATGAATGAGGTGCAGGGTAAATTTCGTGTGGTGACAGAAGGCAGTCTGGAGGAAGTGATTGCCAGACTGAAAAAACCGAAAAGCCCGAAGTTTATCATCATCGATTCCTTTCAGGTGGCCGGATGGGATTATCCGCAGGCTGTGGAACTGATGGAAACCTTTCCGAAGAAATGTTTCATCTGGATCAGCCAGGAAAAGAAAAGCCAGCCGATGGGTGGCGGTGCAGTAAGATTGAAATATATCTGTGATATGAAGATTCGGGTGGTCGGTTATAAAGCTTATTGTCAAGGACGCGCCATTGGAGACCCGGGAAGCTATTATGTGGTATGGGAAGACGGAATCATTCAAACAAGTAATAATTTACCAAAATGATTATGGATAATAACGAGAAGGCTTTTGAAAGCTACACCGGAACTGAAGTGTTCCAGATACTGCTGGACGGAAATTCCAGCCGGTCCGTATTGGATGACTGGCTGGAGCGAAACATCCAAAGCGACTTAAAAGTGAGAAGAGCGAAAATGCCCGGTCATGTCGTAATAGAAACGGGTGATGTCTTGTTTGCACGTAATGTGCTGATATGGAATCCAAGTTGTAAAGTAAACATTAAAAAGATTTGAAGTGATGGAAAAGAAAGAAGAAAAGAAAGTGTGCTGCATCTGCGGCAAAGAGTATGAGGGCTACGGATACAATCCGTTCCCGGTGAAAGAAGAAGGCTGCTGCTGCCAATCGTGCAACTACAGTGTGGTCGTTCCGGAACGGTGGGAACGGCACAAGGCTTATCAGCGCGGTGAGGCGACCGGTGCCGGGAAGGTGTACATCAGCGGAGCTATCGCGCATTATGACATGGATGAGCGCAAGGAAGCCTTCAGCCGTGCCGAGGAGGAACTGAAGGCACAAGGCTATGACCCTGTAAACCCTTTCAGGAACGGATTGCCGGATGAAGCTCATTGGAGAGCCCACATGCGGGCCGACATTGCCCTGTTGCTGGCTTGTGACTATATCTATATGCTGAAGGACTGGGAACTGAGCAAGGGAGCCAAACTGGAACTTGACGTGGCCAGTTCGTGTGGCATTAAAGTGTTGTTTGAATAAAATTAGTCGATATGGGAAAAATAAAAATGGAAACCGGTGTTGTGGTGATGAAGTTGACCGCTACGGTATATAGAGGAACAATTCGTGAAATCCAATCCTCACGCATAGGTTTTTGCGGGGAGTACAATAAAGAAATACTTTCTAAAATGGGTGATGAGTTCAAAAAGATATTTGCTAAGCAAATTGAGGCTGAATACAAAGGTAAATCAGTGAAGCCGGATAAGATAATTTATCGTGTCAGTACCAAATCAACGGAATGTGAAATGATTCTTAATGGTAAATGACATGGCACAGGAAGTAACCAATTTCGCCCGGTTCTACACATTGTTCAACAAGCTTCCCTGTACAGGAGACCGGGAAGAATTCAAGAAAAGCATTGTGCTGCAGTACACGTGGAACCGGACGGACAGTCTGAAGGAAATGACAGCCAAGGAGTATGAAGCCTGCTGTACGGCTCTGGAGAAGCTGAGCGGACAAGACGAATGGCGACAGAAGCTGCGTGAGGAGCTGCGGCGGAAACGGAGTCTCTGTCTGAACCTGATGCAGAAGCTGGGCATAGATACATCCGACTGGGCACGAATCAATGACTTCTGCAGTAATCCCCGAATAGTCGGCAAAGCGTTCAGACAGATTACGGTGGACGAACTGGATGAACTGGCGGTAAAGCTTCGGTCCATACAACGGAAAGGCGGCTTGAAGCCCAGGAAAGAAAAGCAAACGATTAACCCCGTGAGCATGGTATCACTCATTCAGATTGACCCTGATGCTCCGGCAAACTGATAGGATATGGAAAATAGAAACACAAAGATTTTAGAGAATCTGAAAAAGGAAATCAACCTGCTTGCCTCTGATATGGAGAAGCAAGATGCAGCCGAGTTTTATAGTGAATTGGCTGACTGGGCATACGCCAACGGAGAGGCTATGCTGATGGAAGACGAACCTGAAATGCAGGATTATGAAAACCAATAACCCCAAAAAACAAGAATCATGGAAGAAATGAAACAAACGACCGTGGTAATGACGGCAGAGGAAAAGGCGGAATTTGAAGCCTTCCAGAGAGAAAAAGCAAAGAAAGCGGCAGAGGAAAAAGCCAAGAATGACCGCGAAATGTACAAACAGATGGTGGATGAGGAGATAGCAAACTCCATTCCGGTACTGCTGGGCATCAGTGAGCAGATCAAGGCAAGCAAGCAGACTGTGATGGACAACTTCAAAACCATTCTGGAAATGAAGGCAGACCTTTTCAAGACCAAGGTGAAGGATGACCAGCGCAGCCATACCTTTACTAACAGTGAAGGCGACAAACGAATCACGCTGGGTGTGTATGTGACCGACGGTTACCGTGACACGGTGGAAGACGGTATAGCCATTGTGAAGGAATATATCGAAGGCTTGGCCAAAGATGAAAAGACCAAGGCACTGGTGAGCATGGTGCTTCGTCTGTTGGCCCGTGATGCCAAGGGTACGCTGAAGGCTTCACGCATTGTGCAGCTTCGCAAAGTGGCCATGGAAACCGGAGATGAACGTTTCATTGAAGGTGTACGCATCATTGAGGAAGCCTACCAGCCGGAAGTGAGCAAACAGTTCATCCGTGCTGAAATCAAGAACGAAAACGGAATGTGGAAACCTATCCCTCTGGGAATGACAGAATCATAAATTATAGAACTATGATACAAGAAGTGGAGAAATCTCCGAAAGTAGCCCTGTGCCGTGCTTGCCACGGTACAGGTAAAGTGAAGAAAGTTGTAGAATATCCCTCTCGGATCTTTGGAAAGAAGCGAAGCGAAACCGTTGAGGAAGTCTGCAGACAGTGC